CGTCGGCGAGCGGGATATTGAAAATGCGCTGGAGACTGGTGTACTGGCCGGCTTGGAGTTCAGAGAGGGCCCGCGCGGCGTCCTGAAAGGTCTTTTCGGGCGCACGCACGCGCAAGCGGTCGAAGACTCCGAGCACCTCCTCGATCGAGGCCTTGGAGTTGCGGATGACTGGGAGTGAGGCCTGGATCGCCTCCGTCGTCTGCTGCTGAGTGAGCTTGTACTCGTCAGCGTAGTGCTGGGCTTGGCGGAAGACCTCGCCGCTGTCGCGCAGCCCCTGGAGCTGAATGGCGATCGCGCGCTGGTTCGCTTGGAGCTGCGCCTCAAACTTGAACGCATCGATGAAGGACTCGCCAGCCTTCTCCAGTGCCCCAATGGCCAAGGTCGCCGCCGCCGCCGGACCGACCACACCGAGCATGCCCTGCTTGAAGCTCTCGCCGAACTGTTCCGCCGCAGTGCCGGCCTGTGAGAGCCGCGCGATCTGGGTTTCGACCGCATAGCCCGTGCGCTGGTCAACGACTAAGGCCGACTCTTGCGCCTGCCTCAGCGCATTGATTGCGCCCGTGCGGTCGCCCTGGGCGGCGAGCATGCGCGCCTGGGCCTGGGCCAGCTGCAACGTCGCGCGCTCGTTCTTGATCTCTTCCGCCGTCAGTCCAACGAAGCTCTGCTCCAGGCCGGTGATCTTCGCCTGGGTTTGGGTCGCGCCCTGACCCACCCCCTGCACCATGGCCTGCTGCGCGGCCTGCATCTGCTGCGGGATGTCGGTCGTGTCGATTCCGACTTTGGCGATCAGTTGTGTGGCGGTGGTCATGTCTGGGGCGTGCCTTTGGTCTCTTCGATGGCCTGTACGGCCTCGTATTCAGCGTTCAGCCCGGCCAGCACGCGGGTCTGCCAGTCAGGATGCGCGTCCCATTCCCAGGGCGCGACGCCAGGATAGTGGTGTCTCAGGAGCGGCCCCATCGCGGCGTACCACCAGGGCGGACGGCGGTACTGGGGGTTCTTTCCGCGACCGATTAGGTAGCGCCGGAGCCGCTCCTGACTGCGTTTCCCGCGTACATGTCGTCGAGAATGCCGATCCAGACGGCATTGAGCACATCGTCGGGGATCGGCTCCAAGAGTTTCAGCCATTCCGCTGGCCGGCTGCCGTTGGCGTTGTCGGGCGGCTGATAGGGCTTGCCGTCATCGTCGGTCACGTCCCACGCGATCAGCACGCGGGTTAGGGAGGCGCGCACGCTCCCGCGCTGCTCTTTGCCGTTGATGGCCGCGCGGTCGTAGGTGACTGTTACTATCTCGCCAAGCACATTGATGGTGGACGTCGCGGGGCGCGACTGGGTGATTTTGCTGAGCTTCATGAGTCTTCCCTTTCCGGATCCTATCGCCTGAAGTGGCGATGCCAGGTGACACCGCCGGATTAGGCGATGCTCCAGCATCGCCCCTCCTGACGAGGGCGGCCGCTAGAGCGCCGTCTGCGTGTTGCGGATCTTTGCACTGAGGGCCTTGCCCCAAGTGCTATCGTGAGACAAGTCGCCCTCAAAATCGATCTGCACCAGGCCGCCGCCGTCCTTGAGCGCGCTCGGCTTTTTGAGAATGAGACACATATCCTGTTGGAAGAGATAGACTTGCCCGGTCTCGATCGTGGGCCCGGTCGCTTTCACGCGCACAAACAGCTTGCTATTCGCGCGCAGCGTCGTCAGGTAGGCAAAGCCAGGTGCATCCGCCCCGACACTGAACTTGAACGTGCCCGTCGGCGTCGCCTCGACTGTGGCGGCGTAGGTGCCGTTGTTACTGGTGTTGAGTGGCTTAATCGGACTGAAGCGACTAGTCACCTTGAAGTCGAGATCGAAGGCGCGCGTGAGCGCGGTGGCGCCCGCCAGGCCGGACTGCGCCGACGCCGTGTACACGTCGAAGTAGGAGCCCGCGATCGGGATCATCGGGAGGGCCGTGGCGTCGGGGCTGATGCGATACAAGACCACGTCGCCGGTATCGAAGGTGTCCGCAGCCACGAGCGCCGATGGACTATCGGCGGTCGCAAACGTGCCAATCCAGTGGACGATCAAGGTCGCCGTGCCGAGCGCGCCGCCCGAGACGGCGACATTGCCCGATCCAACGTTCGAGAGCGCCTCCAACGCTGTCTGCAATGCGGAGTTCGTAATCGTGCGACTGAGGCCAGTCGCGGTCTGCGTGCCGGCTGCGGTCGTCACCGCGAGTGACCATGTGCCGGTCGTCGGGCTGCCGGTTCGGGTGATATAGAGATACTTCTCGTCGGCGATCTTCTGTGCAAAGCCGCCGCCCGTGAGTTGCATCCCTTTTTCGAGATCGACGGTCCACCCGCCCTCAGCAAATTGCAAATAGCCCGCACGCCAGGCGCGGGCTAAGTCGCCAGCCTCGATCGTAAAGTTCGCGATCGCGTTCGCAGCGCTGGTGCTCACACTGTAGTCCCAGTCGCGTGCATTGGTCGCGCCGCCGGGGGTCGAGATCGTCTCGCGCGCAAAGAGCCCGCTGTAGAGGTATTGCAGTTCGTCAAAGACCCCCTGCCCCTTCATAGCGAACTTCGTTTCTTCGTAGTTCGTCACCCCGACCGTCGGCCACAGATACCCGGCCGGCCGGTAAGTGCCCACCATCGGGTCCGGCGTCAGCACGAAGTCCATGGACTGGAGTGCCTTCGACGGGGTGACTTGCGTGCCGGGCGTCGCCTCCAGGCCCAGCTGGGCGTGCTGACTGAACACAAATGCACGATCGGCCATAGTGGTGTCTCCTATGTCAGTTGTGCCTGGATGCGGTAGATCCCGCCCAGCATATTGGCGCCGATGCCATCCTCAAGCGACGGCAGCTCCAGTGGACTTTCACGCACGCACGACAAGACGATCCCGCCACTCGCCGTGCCCATTTTGCCATTCAGCAGCGTGTCGATTCGGGCGGCGAGAACGTCAATATTGGCCACACTGTCCTCGCGGATGACCGCGTAGACGGCCCAGAGCGCGTTCACAGAGACCCGCCGAGCAGCCCCAAGCGCATTCACGTCGCTTCCGCCCTGAAAGCGGACGATCGTCAGCGGATAGGTCGCATTCCGCGGCGCCCGGTTGCGGTGGATGCCGCCCGTAGAGAGCGTCGCCGCGCCGCCCGCGCCCGTGTCGCCTTTGAGTATTTGAGCGATCCAGCGGCCTGCCACGCTGTTTTCGGTGGTGGTGCTCACCTGACCCTCCCGCCGAGCGCCTGGACCGCTGCCTCGAACTGCGGCCTGACGCTTTCTCCTGCCGGCGTCAAATAGGGATGCGCGCCGGGATTGTGTTCTCCGGTATAGAACTCGTTCGCCGCGGCGTAAACCACCGCAAAGGCCACGATTGTGGTATTCGGCTCAGCAGGCACTTCGGGCAGTAGTTGCACCTCGGGGTTTTTGCTCTGCGCGGCGGCGACCGCCGCCTGATAGGTGCTGCCCTGCTCATCCACGAGGTAGCCGCTACTCGCCAGCGCGCCGGTCACCTCGGGCGCATTCTCCTGCGCGCGTCCCAAGATGACCAGGCCCGTATCGTGGCGGAGCTGCGCAGCCTCCTGGAGATACGCTTGGGCGATCTCGCCCCACAGGTCGGACACAACCACAACTTTGGCGTCGTAGGGCATCAGTAGGTCCTGCCTTCCAGGTCGTCAGAGAGCACCCCATCCGTCAGCCAGCCGTGATAGCCCTTCACGCCGCCCGATCCGTGTGAGAGGATACTTGGCCGCGCGGTGATCTTCGGCGGCACGCCCGTGCGCTCCCAGCCCGGCCCGTTCGTCGCTGGCCCGTCGATCGTCCACTCGCCCTGCCCCGGCAGGCGCATCACGAGCGAGCGCCCATCCGGCCCGGCCCACGGCGGATTGAAGCCTAGAAACCACGGCGCATCCCACAGCATCCCTGGCTCCGCTTCGGCCAGGGTGAGCAGCGCGCCGGTATCTTCGCGCCGATAGAGCCGGCTTTTGGACAACTGGTAGGCGTCTTCTGCTGCGAACTCGTACCCGCAGGCGCACCGCTTCGGCCAGCGCGGATCGGTGTCTGATGGTTGCTTCACCTCTTCGACATCCCAGGTTCCGCGCTCGGATACCACGATCGGCGCTGTGCCGATCAGTGTTTTGGCATTGTGGATGCCCATCCCGCTCATCACGCACGATGATTTGCTCGCATAGCGGCGGAGCGAGAGGCTGGCCTGATCGGTTGCGACTAAGAGCACACAGGTCCATGGCATTGCGGCTATTCCTCCACACACACCACCGCCAGATCGGCCGCGAGTGTGCGATCGAGCGGGGTGACCACCTGGTAGACGTTGCTGCCGACGAGTATTTCATCGTCAGGAAGCACGTCCGTACCGACAGGCACGCCGATGTTGTAGAGCGTGCGGCCCGCCAGGCGCTCCGCGATCGCCCGCTCGGCCGGCGTCGTGCCAATAGGCCGCACATCGGCTACCGTCGTGGCAACAATCGACGGCGTGCCCTTCTTCTTGCCGCCCTGGTCATCATCCACGAGTGGCGTCCGCCGGATCTGCGCGGTCGCCTTCATCAGCCGCTGCGCTCGGCTCTGTGCCCATGCCTGCCGCATCACCATTTCCCCCGCGTCCCACTCGCGACCGCGAACATGGTCGGCCGGTCGGGCGTCGTGGTGCTCGTTTCGAGATACGCGTTCAGCTCTTGCTCGGCGAGTTGCCGCAGCTCCGCCGCCCGCGCGGTCCAATCGACCGCCTGGCGCTGATATTGGTAATCGCCCAGCCGCTCACTTGCTACGGCCGGCACGGCCGGCGCCAGCAGCGCCGCCGTCATGGAGATCGCGGCGTTCTTGAGATGCGTCGCCGCGTCGCCCGATCGACTGGCCCACTGGGGATCGCGCCGCTTGATCTCCAAATCGGCGGCGTCCAAAAAGATGGGCAGCCCAATGGTCGCGTCCGGCAGCGCCGCCTGGTCGAGCGAGGTGTCGAGCGCGGCGCGCACAGCCCCATAGTCGGTTGGCTGCACGATCGCCATTATTTCCTCGGCTCCGGTGCAGGTGCAGGTGCAGGTGCCTCGCTCCCCGGCGGCGGCTGGACGCCGAGACGTTTCGCCTCGGCCGCGTCGACCTCTAGTAGCTCGCCACTGGCCAGCTTGCTCTGCACCAGCGCAGTTCTGCCGACCTCCCAGATACGCTCATCGCCACTCACCCAGGCCTCGTGGTTGCCGGGGTGCAGTTCGTCGTATTCCGACAGCACGACCTTGTGGTCCTCTTTGGCCGCGCGGACAAACATCGTTTTACTTGCCATGGGTGGCTCCTTCTGCTCCGCAGCAACAACAAACAAAGCAGCTACTCGCGCAGCTATTTGGCTTACGTCTCGAGCTCGAGTGTCTTCGTGGCGCCCTGGGTCAGGACCGCAAAGTTCTCGACTTCCGAGATGGTCAGGATCTGCACCTGACTCTGCGCCCAGCGCTCGATCTCTTCGATATTGCTGCCAACCTCGGTGACCCGCTCCAGCGCCTGGCGCGCGTCGACCCCGACGAGCTTATCCGTCGGCACATCGGCCAGAATGCCGTAGGTGGTGCCATCCGCCAGCATGCCCTTGGTCGCCGCGCGTACCCGCGGGTCGGCCAGATACACCGGCACATTCGAGGTGCCGATGTTGAGCAGCGCCACCTTGGCGACGTCCCCCTCGACACCGATGATGTGCGAGAGCTGAAAGTAGGGCGCGAACTTGGCGTTGAAGAGCCACCAGGCCTTGAGTGTGACCGTCTTGCCGGTCGCCAAGCTGTCGAGATCGGTTTTCGCGCGCCAGTTGTCGGCGGCCGTGTTTGCGTTGCCGTCGCCCGAGACGAGCACATTGACCGCCGCGGAGATTTTATCGATCTCGTTGCGAAGCGCCTCCTGAGCGAGCCACAAGCGCACCTTGTCGATCCGCGACCTTCTCAGCGCCTCATAGCTGGCTTTGAGCCCGCCCGCGTATTTGTAGAGATTGATGGTGTGATCGGCGGTGGTCAGCTTGCCGAGCGGAATATCGTCGCCCTCGATCACGCGCCGTCTGCGGGTGCTGGCGGCGGTGGTGTCCAGATAGACCTTGCGGTAGGCCGCGCCCGTGATTGGGGTCGTCATGGCCACGAGGTCAGACAGGGCGAACGGCGGCGCGACCGGGCTGGTGATACCGGCTGTCGCCGCGTCAACGTAGGGGCGCAGGCTCGACCCCGCGATGTCATCGCCCGACGTGTAAAGGCTGCGCGTACTGGCGCTGCCGCCGAACTGCACCGCGCGCCAGGTACGGCAGATAAATTCGGGCAAGAGGCACCGGTGCTGCGGCGAGCGCGAGAAGATATCCATCTCGCTGGCGAAGATGCCCGCAGCCGGACGCGAGCGGGTATGCACACCCGCGATGACCAGCAGTCGCTCGAACGCGTCCGTCGTCTCGCGGTACTCGCTCGACGGATCCTGTGTCTCCAGGAACACGCTCAGATTGACCCCCGCCTCCGCCGCGGCGCGGTAGACATTCGGCCCCATCCGCTGAAAGAGATCGGTCGGTCGGGCGCGTCCTTCGCGCACCTGGCCGTCGATAAGCGTTCCTTGCATAGCGTTTCCTCATTGGTTGCGGCCCAGAGCCGCGCTTGTGTCACGCCGTTCGCCTGAGATGGACTAGGCGCCCAGAATCACCCCCACGGCGGTCGTATCGCCGACGTTCTGAATGATGCCGCGCGCCTTCTGCGCCTCGTTCGCCTCTGCTGCCGCGTAGGTGGCACCCGCGACGACCACATCGCGGATGTAGCCCTTGGCACTACTCGCGCCAAGCGCACCGACGATCTTCTTGCCGCGGGTGACGGTCGCCGACGCGCCGGCCGGCAGCGTGACATAGCCCAAGACGCGCACACTGGCCTTGTTGTCGGCTTCGACCGAGATCAACTTGCCGACCACCGCGTCGCCGTCCGCGCAGAGCGCCACCGTATCGTCGGCGCTGAACGTCACCGCCTTGCCGATCATGGTCGTCGCCGCGCCGTTCGCTTTGGTCGCGTCGTAGACGATGGTGCTATTGTCGATTTTGTAGGTCAGATCGTGCGGCCCGGCGGTCTCTTCGTAGCCGACGATGTTCTGAGGATTGGTGAGTGCCATAGTCACTCCTTTCGAGAGACGAGAGATGAGCGGCTAGTAGGGTCAGTGCTGTGCGGCTTAGATTCCTTCATCCACGGATACTAGCCTCTCGAACTATGCCTGCGAGAGCCCGCTGATCTCGGGCTGCTTCCACGTAAACGACTCATCAGGCGGCGCGCCGTCGATGGTCTGCCGCCCGCCCCCCAACTTGGCGTCGCCAATGTCGCGCCAGCTCGCGGTCATCTCCTTGATCGTCTCCAGGTCCGACCGATCGAGCAGCGCGCGCTTCTTCTCGCCAGTCTCTGCGCCGAACGCGCGCACGGCTTCCGCCACACCCGCGTCGACCAGGTCTTTTCGGTACTGCTCGCCATCCTTGGCCAGCGGAGTGAGGCGTTGCACTTCGTCGGCCAGCCACTGGACGCCCTGAAGCACCGTTCGGTCGCTCGGCACGCCAGCCCGCTCCAAAACAGCCTGAAGGTCGCGCACCTCCTGGACTGGCTCCAGTACCTTGCCGTTATGCTCTGGGGGCATAGTCCCTCCTGTTACTTGCAGGCGCTTGCCTGGCAAATTGATGCGGTAGCGCTGCTCGAGGAGCCGCGCCTGGTCGATAGTCATGCGGCCTGCCTCGGCCGCCTTCTGCGCCTGCAACACCGCCGCGCCGGGCGTGGAACCGTCGTAGACCAGGCTGTACTCGGCGAGGCTGGCGTTGACGATGAGGCCGGTGCAGAGCACCATCCGCTTGGCGCCATTTCCCCCCTTCGTCGGCTCCGTATCGACCTCATACTCGAAGCCGGGGATGTGCCAGCAGTCCCACGAATGCCACATATCCAGCCCACAGATCGAACAGATGCACTTGGCGCCGCTCCGCCGCCCGCTGAACCCCACGCTGATGTCTTTGGCGATCCCGGCCCGAATGCGCGAGACGGGTGCCAGCGTATCCGGCTCCTGGAGGATATAGGCATCGGAGCGGACGCGGGTCACGTCGCCCGCGGCCTCCAGCGTGCCACTCAGACTCTGCCCGATCGGGAGCGTGCGCACATCATGGCCGACTAAGACGGCCACGCCGGCCGCGGCGTCCCGCGCGTAGTTCGGCAGCGTCGTGAGCGGGTCCATGACGGTGAAGAACGAGTCGAGCCGGTCACTGCTGATCTCGCTCTCGAAGAAGAACGGCGGATAGGTGTCGAAGACGGTTCTATCGGGCGCCCGGCTGTGCGCTAAGGCGAGCAGGGCGCTGTCGGTCGCGCGCACACTCACGCGCGCCTCGGTCGCAAACAGCAACTGATCGATGTCCATTACTGCGGCTCCTGCTCGCGCGGGTCGCGCTGGCGCTCTTTCGGCGGCGCAGGCGTCGGATCGGTGGTCTGCTCCTGCTGCAACCGTGCCCATGCCGCATCCTGGTTGTACCACCGCTCCGTGCCGTCCGTGGGGCTGCCGGGCGCGGCGTAGCGGTCCTGGGCAGGGTCGTAGCGCCAGTGGGCCGCGAGCAACTGCTCGTGTCGTGTTTTGGGCATGGCTCCGCTCCTTATTTCAGCGCGCCCGGATCCGGGTTCGCCACTACCCCGATACCACCACTCGCGCCGCGCGGCTCGGGACTATCGGCGTCGTGTCCGGTGATCGTCTGACTGGCTTCATTTTGTGCTGTCCAGCCGGCTTGATACTTATTGCGCTCGTTGCTGATCTGCTGGGCTTCCGTCTGCGCGTCGCGGAACATCTCCGCGGCCCGCAGTTCGGCAAAGCGCCACTGCACGATGGCCGGGATGCCCTGCGCCCGGAGCGCGAGCGTCAGCAGATGCTCGAGCAAGCTCTCACAGAGATGCTGAATGGCTTTGATGCCCGCGGCATGCATCTCCCATTGCCTATTCGCGTTCGCTTCACTCACTCCATCCGTCACGCCGAACAGGAGTGGGATCGACTTCGACGCGCGAATGAGCATGCGCTCTAACACCGTGATCAGTTGGTCGACCGCCCCCAAACTACTGCTGTCGATCGCGCCCACGGGCCGGTTCACGGTGATGATGTCCGCATGGATGTAGGCATCGTCGGGCTGGAGTGCGGCGTAGACCGTCTCGACCTCGCTAATAATCGCCTGCACCCAGGCCTTGAACGTCTCCGGGTCGTTCGCCGCTTGCGTGGGCATCGATGCTGCGAGCTTCTCCAAGGCGACACTCAGATCGAGCCGGGGGTAACCCTGCTGTTGCACCACCCGTCGGATGTCGTGCAGCATCGCGAGCAAAAACACGGCGGGAAAGAGCGTCGGCGCGGCGATCGCCCGCCCCTCGGGACGCGCGGGCAGCGGGTCGATGGGGATGTAGCGAACGGTGTCATAGTCGAGTGCCACCCATTGGCCGTACTGCCACTGGCCGAGCTGCCAGATGATACCGCGCTCATCGTCTTTGACCTGGCGCCAGCGCGCCGAGGCCGGATCCGGCGTCGCAATATCGATGGGCATGCGGCCTGCGTTGTCCAGGACCAGCTCCGCCATGAGCCCGCCGCGCATCCAGGCGCCCAGAAAGAGCCGCCCGATGATGACGTCGACTGCGCCGTAGCGTTCTTTGAGCGTCATGAGGAAGGCGTCGAGCGCAGCCTGGTGGCTGCCGCCCGCCTTGACTTTGCCCGACGGCCGCATCGCAAAGGCCTCATAGCCGGGGTTGCACATCCGAAGGAAATCCCACAGCGCTTTCGAGACTTCCGGCGAGAGATCGGCCAGAAGTTCCAGCAGGCGCGTGGGCGTCATGCGGCAGAGCGTGCGCGCGTCCAGGTCGAACCCGGCCCACTCCTCTTCGGATGACAGCCCACCCATGACGGTGGCTGTCAGGAGCGATGTAAAGACCTGGTTCTCGGTATCGACCGTCAGGCGGGCGCGCGTGCCGCCCAGCCCCTGCGGGCTGCCGATTGCCGGGGGATGGGTCAAATTGTGCTTCCAGTAGGCCACAAAGACACCAAAACGCCAGGGATACCGGTGGCAGTTTGTGCCGGCATGCCTGGCGTCGTGCGCTCTCGTATAGAATTGGTGCTATGGGACCGGGCGACAGCAATTGCTGGGACAACTGTCGCTCGGCCAATCCATAGCGTCGCTTATCGGGGAGACGGCCCCCACTTACGCCGGGAGCAACGCTCGCAGGTATCCCAGATGCGAGAAGCCCTTATCCGCCTTGGTCCCCACTAACGGGCATTGGTGCGACTGCTCGACAGTAGACACAAGCTCATGTGTCCTAGCCGGAGAACTTGTCGCGTCGCACACCTATTCTACACGATCGGTCAACTGCTCTGCAAACGCGGCGTGCGACGTGGGCTCGGAGAGATATGGCCGGAGATCCACGTGCTCGACGGTGCGCCCATGGCGAAACTCGATCGTGAGTGTCGCGGGCTCGAAGAGGCCCCACAGCCGGCCCGACGGCCCCTCCAAGCGAATGAGCCGCCGCGCGATGCCTTGGACCAGCAGGCCCTGCTCAGCGTCGGGCACGGCCATACCTCCGACGAAGACGGCTCGTAATCAGCAGCCGCTCGAACGGCGCAAGCTGTACGATCTGGGCTTCCATTGCACTTGTCGGAAACCAAACGCCATCCGCGCGCGCAAGCTGTTCCTTGAGCTTCAACGCTTTGAGCTCGCGCCTACTCAGCTTGTGTCTCAGCCGCAACACCGGCGCCCGCCGCAGTTGGTCTATTCGTGAGTGCATCCGACCCTCCTACTCTCAGCGTCGGGCATCCGAACCTCCCCAGCCGCCGCGGGCCGATCCTTGGGCCAGCACACCGGGCGCCGCAGGCTCTGTATCGGGGAACAGATCGGCCAGCGCCCACACTTTCGCGTCCATCCGATCCGGGCTGCCTTCTCCCGGCACCCAGGTACAGCACTGATCTTCGAGCGCGGGCCACGCGCCGACGTAGTGCCCGCGCTGCTCCTTGGGCGACCACAGGATCGCGGCGGGTTCGGCGCGAGTCTGTTTGCCCCGACTCGCCCAGACCAGCTCGATAGGCAGGTTTGCCCCGCGGATCATCACCCCGTTTATCTCGACACTCGACTGGCGGATGACATGGGCGACCATCGGTCCACCGTTATTGCGTTCAGCAACAATCTTGTCGGCGCGCAGCTCCACATAGGCACGGATGACCGCAGGCGCCCACTCCGCCGGGTCGCCACTGCTGGTGTAATCGGCCAGCACATAGCCATGATTGTCGGTACTCTTGCCGCAGCCAATAATCCCGGTTTCACCATCAGCGCCGCCGGCGCCAGGGTCCACACCGATAACGATGCGCGCCAGAGCCGGTGCAGAGCGTACGCGCGTCGCCTCGATCCCGCTCCTCGTCCAGAGCGCGCCCGGCACGTCGTCTAAGATCTCGGCGTCCAGTTCCTGGCGCCCCAGACGTGTGCCCGCCAACCGCCGGATAACACGCCGTACAAAGCGCTCACTCACATTTGCCCGATTGAGGTGGGTTGAAAGGTTCACTGTCGGGCGCACCGTCTCAATATCATCCCGCAACTCCCTGATCAGCGGGATCGGGCGCGGAGTCGTCGTCACCACAACGCGCGGATCGTCCGAGAGGCGCAGCCCCATCTCCATATTCGCCCAGGCGTCGGCGCAGTAGCGCCACTTGGCGAGCTCATCCGCCCAGACAGTATCGTGCTGCGGACCGCGCAGCTGATCGGGGTCGTCGCCACTATAGGTCGTCGCAATCGCCCCGTTCGGCCATGTCAGGCGCCGCTTCGAGGGCTCGTACTTCGGGCGGTTCCACGGCGGGCAGACGGCCAGGAGCCCGCTCTCCCCTTCCACAATGACATCCCGTGCGTCGGCCGCCGTCTCGGCAACCAGCCCGATTCGCCGGGCCTGTCCAGTCTCAACCCGCGAGCGAATATACTCGGCGCCCGTTCGGGTCTTGCCCCAGCCGCGTCCCGCCAGAATGAGCCACACATACCAGTCGCCCTCCGGCGGCAGCTGCTCAGCACGCGCCCAGAAGGGCCACAGATAAAACAGCGCGGCCTTTTCAGCCGGCGTCAGCGTCGCCAGGATCGTCTTGCGCCGCTTCAGTGGCAAGGCCCGCCAGGAGCTTGCGTTCAGCACTGGCGGCAGCGTCGCCGATGAAGTCAACGGTCATCTCCTGGCGCTCGACGAACAGCCCATGATATCGCCCGAGCAGTGCGAGCGCGGCCTGACTGTCGTAGATCTCGATCTCCGGCTCGCCCCACTGATTCCACTTCAGCTTTTTGAGGAGTGCAAGCTTTTTGCGGTCGCGCGCCTGCTCCAGATCCAGCGTGACGAGCAGCCGCTCGACAGGAATCGGGTCCTCGACCCAGCGCACCGCCTTGGGATTGTCCTCGGTCGGATCGAGGACGGCCTGGCGGGGATGGTAGAGCACGCGCTCGATTCTGAGAAAATCCTCGAGACTCCCGCGCGCCTGCGCACTCAGCCGCGTCAGGACCTCATCGGCCGACATTTTGAGTTCAGCGAGCCGGGCCTGGACTGCCGCAGAAATGCTAGCATTTGCTAGCATTCTGGCGCCCTGAACATTTGGCTTGGTTTTGTACCCTGCACGCCGGGCCGCCTCGCTCGCGTTCCACGTCACCAAGTAATGCTCGACAAAGGCCTGTTGTTTCGCGCTGAGCGCCATGTCACCGCCGCTTGAACAGCGTCGCGAGCGAGGCCAAGAGCGACGCCATCAGCCAAGCGCCAAGGGTCCAGCCGAGGGCGGCGCACAGCGCCAGCACAAAGAGGGTCAGCGCGACCGTCAGGGTCAGATCGGGCATCAGTTGCCTCCTTCCGGCGGCTCGAGATCGAGCGCGTTCATTTCGTCCAGCCGCTCCTGCGCCCACTGCGGCCGGCTCCCTACGGCCTCGACCGCCTGGATAATCCGCGCCACATCCGCCGCGCCCACGTCGGTCGCCCGCCGGCCGAGGCCTTGTCGTCGCTCCGCCTGGCCCGCTGGCGGCGCGCCTTGCAAGGCGTCGGGGTCCAGGCCCCGCGGCCTGCGGGTGTTGGTGACGAGCGCGGTCGCACTGAGTCCCGCGACCGCTGCCAGGAGCAGCAGTACGGCCGCGCCAAAGCCATACTGCGCGGGCCGGGGCGCGTCGGCGAGATAGCGCAAGGTCACCCCCCAAGGCGACAAAGGCCAGCACGTTGAATGCGATAATCGCGGCAAGCAGGGGGCGACTCACGGAGCTGCCTCCAGCTCCTGAACGCGCTTTTGCAAGGCCGCGATCTGCTCATTGAGCGCTAAGAGCGCCTGCTGAAGTGTGAGCGACGATGCGACATGCTCATCGCCAAACGCCGGTACAAACCCCGCGATCGCCTGGATCCAGGCCCCGCCCGATCCGAAGCCGGCTGCGTAGCGCACCCCGTCGCCCACGCCTTCCCCGCCGTGCTGGACCGCGTTCCTGACCCTGAGCACCTGCATTGGCACGCCCGGCGCGAAAAACCGTAAGGTCCAGACCAGGAACGTCGCCTTGTCGTTGTAGAAACTGCCGAGAATGTCAAAATCCCAGCAGGCCCGGCCGTCGGCAGCCTTGCCGTAGCGGAGCCCGCAGAACTCGTATGGCCCGAATCCTGTGGGCCATGTCAAGGGGTAGGCGGGCGCGTCCGCTTCGGTCATCTGCACCGATTTAGCGAGCTGCTGGATGTGCGGCGGCGCCTTGCCAGTCATGGGCGCCTTGAGCAGCAGGTGATCGGGGAGGCGCCCTCGCAGCTCGTCGAGCTGACGTTGCAGATCGCGGACGGTCGGTTCTCGTGTCACGCTACCACCTCCACGGTATCATTATTCGTGCGAATAAAACCTCTGCCATCCTTGAGGTGCGCCCGGTTGCCGCTGTAGGTCGCGTCGAGCTCGACCACCTCACCGTTCGCCAGATACCCCCACAGCGGCCCGGTGCAGTCCTCTTCCTGATACACTGGCACGCCCTTGGCGCGCACTCGCGTGACTGAAACGCCGGGAATGATGCCATTTTGGTAGTTGGCCCAGCCATCGGCGGCCGCGCGAGTAAAATACTCGTTCGTGATCTTCAGTCCTGGACAGGTTTTCTGTGTGGTGTAATCTCGGTGGCCTGAAAGCTCAGGATCGTGGACCCACGGCTGATCTTGGCCCGCTGGCGTATATACATTGTTGTAGTGCAGTGCCGCCTTGACGCACGCGCAGGCCCAGCCTCCCATAGCATAGATCGCTGGAGACCATTCGTAGTAGTCGTAATAGCCGATCATCTCACAGCCGATCGAGTATCGCTTTTTCCCATTCTTAGAATATGAATTGCCCTCATTGCAATGAATTCCAATGTAATACATTGGAGTCATTACCCAGATGAATAAATCGTCCACGAACAAATGTGGGCCGACCGTCCAGCCCAAACTATCGCGATAGTAGATCATGATTGAATCTAATTGTGGCTTACGTTTCTTGCGCTTCTCTTCGAGAGTCATCCCCTGTTCGTTCCGATCCCACCAGGTAGATGAATTATTCGGATTGACGGGAGCCGTCGAAATGTCGGGGTTGTAGGTGTGATGCCACACCCAATAAGATGGCGGGGCCGATCCGAAATAATACTGTAGGCAATAATCACGGAACTCTAGAGGCGTGAACGCAGCGCCGATGTAGTGGAATGGCGCCGCTGATGGGTCCTCGCCTGGCCAACTCTTCGGCATCGCCTCAGTGCCGAGTACCATTGGCTGCGGCTTCGGCCTGGGCGGTCGCTGGCGACGCGAGAGATCCTCGGGCCGCGCGGCGTCCGCGTCGTCGGGGAGAAAGGGGAGATCGATGGTGCTCATAGGAGACTACCCTCGTACAATGACGGCATATGAGATCGCGCCCGCGATGACGAGGAGCGCGATGAGCAGCCCGATGATGATCTTGATTGCTGTGTCGAGCCAGTGCTGGCGCCCCGTCCGGCTGGCGTCATCCACGTCGGCGCGGTCGAGCAGCAGGCGGTAGATCCCGGTAAGCTCCGTGCGTAGGCTATCCTCAACATGCTGGATGTAGCGGCCTTGCGCGGCCTGGCGTTCGATGAGCACATTGAGCGTCGGCTCCTGACCGTTCTCGATCTCCGGTGCGAGTTGGCGGGCGTAGTGCTCCTGGTTGGCGCTGATGTGGAGCTTCGTGATCTGCGTCTCGATCGAGACGATTGTGGCGTCCAGATCTTCGAGCTCGACGCGGATCTCGGGCGGCGCGTTCCGCCCGGCCGTCGCGGCCTGGAGCCGCAGCTGATGGCGCCGCCGCTCGTGTGTGGTGCGGAGCTGCGTAAGATCGGTGAGCTGACTCTGAGTCTCGGCATCCATCGGCTCCAGACAAAACAAACGAGCACGCTGCCGTGAGTATCGGCGTACGTGCCCGCCCTCATTCTAGCACAGCTGATCAAGCAGGGCGAGATGACAAAAGAGTCATGTTTGTACCACGCTCGCACAAGTATGCTAGTATTGTCGCTACGAAGCCCATCCCACCGGTGTACGTGCCCACGTTTCGCCGCTCTGGGGTGGGCTTCTCACGAAGCGGGGAGACTATGGACGATGCCGAGCTGAGGAGGCGCATGGACGCGCTCGACGCCAGTCTGACCAAAATCCATCAATGGCAAGCGGCGCGACCAAGCGGCCCCGACCTCGCCGCGCGCCTGGAAGAGATCTTGGACACCTACGGGCTGACCACGCAGCTGGTCGAGATCTGGCGGAAGCAGCGCGTGGAAATCCAGACGATGCACCAGGAGATCACACGCCTTATCGAACGGATTGCGGAGTTGGAGAAGGCGCTCCGGCAAAAGGTGGTGGGGGATGAGGGGCGAGGGTAGGGCGCGCCGCGTCTCAATACCACGACGCCGGCGGAGAACTCCTCCGCCGGCGTCGTTATTTGCGGCGAATATTACTCCTCCCGGCCGCCGTTCGCGACCTGAGCCTGGTGGTACATCTGATTGACCAGGCCAGCGGGATCGACAAACCGCTTCTTTTGGTCGTCGTACTCACCCCATGTCTGCGGCAGCGAATACAGGTAGCGCCCCAGGCCGAACGCCGCGCACGCCCGCTTGAACGCCTGGGCTTCCGCCGAGGTCGCCGGGTTGTCGTCGGTCTTATCGATGGGATAGTCGCCGAGCGCGCTCTTCGTCACCCCAAAGATGGTGAGCGCACAGACGACGCCGCGATCGGTCGCGGTGTAGC